CACACACGATATCCTTCACATCTTGCTCTGGTCTATCCATTAGCCGGGCAAGTACCTCATGCAGTAGATCACTTGCCTTTGTTTTATCGTGAGTAAGCCCTGTGGCTTTGTTCAGCCACTCGTTGTAATGTTTCCCTATATGGATACTTACGCAGTCGATTTGTTAAAATTTAAAAATATCGGTGTAAAAATTTGCACTCTTAAGAAATAGGTGTATATTTGTACCCGTCAAAGATAAACAAAAACACACAACATGAGCTATTTCACTTTTGAACACGACTGCAGCAATGCACCACTCACACTCACTATCGAAGTTGAGTATTCAATCTACAACTTTTCAGGCAACTATTATGAGCCAGCAGAAACATCGGTAAAAGACCACAAATTCAAATTGCTTTGCGCTGGCATGGATTTAACCTCATGCATATACCAAAGCAAAAATGATAAGTTAATTGCCGAATTAGAAGAAGCAATCATTGAAGCCATTTGGGAAAACGAAGACAATCAGTAAACAATTTACAATCTCAATACACATGACAAACACAATCACAATTCCAACACGTGCCACTACTGTAGTCGGTACAACTGAAATCAAGTTACCTTTTTATTTTACATCCGGTGACTGGACCAAAATCTATTGCTGCATGAATGAGAATTATGTTCTCGTTACTGTCTATCGCATTGGTAGTTCAATCCAAATCGAGAGTAAGCAGTACGAAGATGAGCATGAGGTAGCATTCCGCTTAGAACGCGAAAGCAGAGATAAGCACTATGCAGCTATTGACCCGTCTGTATTCATGCACAAGTTCAGCGAAGCGCATCGCGAATTGTTTTATCGAGCCAATCCAAAATTAAAACCAATCGAATGAAAAAAGATAATCAACTTAATGGGTTGATTGCACGCACGCTGGGGAGCAAAGCTGCTCTCCTTCGTGCGATGCAAAGGAGCAACACACCCATAGTAAAAAAGACACTGCATAATTGGTGCGCAGATCCGGGCAGCATTAGACTTCGACAGCTAATGAATCTTAGCCATGTGATGCAGATACCACTTTGCGAAGTAATTAATGCAATAACCATTAAACATGAAGGAGATGAATAAAAGAAGAACCACAGAACTACCCACACGTAGTGATATTTTGTACATCATGAAGAACTTTGACCACATGAGCTTTGAGCAGATGCGCAAAGACTTGAATGTGACCAATCGCAAACTGATTAATTGGTGCAAGCTGGTATTTAGCAATGACGATAAGGAGAAAAGGTGGCGCGAAATCGAGCATAATCTTAATCAGTTAGAATTTCATGAAGAATTCACCGACTCAATGCAGAGTGAATACGATATACATGACATCAAACGTGTAGGTGACAAACGCTTTTATACGGTTAAGCGTAAAATAGTCAATGAATATCGCATGTGCTACATGGTTACACTTGATTATACCACCAATGTATTAGTGCGCTTTGATATACCTGTCGAACGCAACAGCATAAAGTATTGCCCGGTTGCACTTGGCTGTGATTATGAAGTTCATTCGGTTGGTGGTTGGGAGTATTCGTACCTTGAAAGGCATCTACCTGTGGTTACTATTCAGGCAGATGAAGACTACGTGGGTAAATTTTGGTTGGCAATGTCAAACATGTTATCAGCATGAAGCATGACGAAAGCAAGATGCAGCAGCGTTGCGTTGAATGGTTTCGCTATTCCTTCCCACGCACACTAATCGCTTCCTTCCCTAATGGTGTGTTTATAGGTGGAACACCTGTGCAAAGAGCCAAACGCTGGAACATCTTGAAAGCAGAAGGAGCCATGCCCGGTATGCCTGATTTAATGGTATGTTTTCCATCAGGTTCATACCATGCCCTGTTCATTGAGATGAAAACCGAAAAGGGTAAGCTATCCGACACACAGAAAATCGTTCACGCGCAGCTTATCAATGCAGGTTACTGCGTTAAAGTCTGCAGATCATTCGAAGAATTCACACAAACAATTAAAACCTATTTAGAAAAATGAGAAAAAGCACAAAGGAAAAGTATTACGACTTCATGATGGAGTTATATACTGCAAAGGAGTTTGACATCAAGTACATGCAAAGCAAATACCGAATCGGTTCGCGTGTGGTTACGCTGATGCGCGAAGCTAAAATGATTAAGCGCGAAGGTGACGTGACCAAGTGGATAGGCAATGCACCCACACAAGCCATTGTAAATTCGATGGTGAAGGAATGCCTGAAGCAATCGCGTATTGACCAAGCGCAAAGTAAAGCTGGTATGCAACAAATGACCATTGCACCTGTGCGCAAAGCACCTACACCCACACCAACACCAGTTGTGCATGAAGCTGAATGCGACAATAGTAATAGCCGTATCTTCTTAGCATTAGCCGCAGGTGCTATAATCGGATTCATGATTGCAACTGCGATTTGGAAGTAAAGATATTTTGTATATCTTTGCAACGCTACTCAGTATGAAAAACATTTTAAATCCCATCACTACCGCATTGCCATTAGCACTTTCGTGCGCTGGGTAGCCCTTGTGTGTAGTGGTGGGTATTTTATTCCAATGAAGAATAACGGTTACGACCTTTCCCGGAAGTGGTTCGACTTTGCCTTTGAGCATTCGGAAGTGAAGTGCCAGCACACTGCTTTGTTCATGTGGATCATTGAACTAAACAATCGACTTGGGTGGAAGGAGCAGTTTGGAATACCAACGAACGCAACAATGGAAGGTTTGCACATTGGCAACAAGCGCACCTATTTGGATGCACTTAGTGACTTAGCTAAATGGAATTTTATTCAAATCATAAGTGAATCTAAGAACCAGTATAGCAGCACAATAATATCAATATGCCGTAGCAAAAAAGCCACAGCATTGCATACGGCATTGGATACGGCATTGATACAGCACAGCAACGGCATTGAACACAGCATTGAACACAGCAGTGCCCCTATAGATAAACAAAGAAACCAAGAAACAAAGAAACCAAGAAACAATAGAGTGGTGTTCACACCACCATCCGAAAATGATATTTATAATTTTATGGGTGAGTTGAATATGAAATCGGGTGGTAAGTGGAGCGAAATTAAAATTGTTGCAGAAAGCAAAAATTGTTTTGACCACTACACAAGCACCGGGTGGAAAACATCAGGTGGCGCAAAAATCGTTTCATGGGAAGCGACTGTGCGCAAATGGATGAACAATGCATTTACATTTGAAAAAAATAAAAACCAAAATCAATATGGAAAACAACCAAATACAACTGCAAACAGCATTGCACAAGCTAACCAACTTCTCACCGAAGCAATCGCTATCAGTCGCGCACGCGATGCAGCAGGAAAAACTCAGTCTACTTCGGAAGGTTGATAAGGAACTAACTAAAGTCGCAGTCATGTCATTGCTTGCCCGGTGCGTGCAACTGGTCAATGTGCAGCACACCATGAACAGTTTGCAGATTGAGTTTTGCGCTGAACAAATCATGGACAAGATGTGGATGTATTCACTTGAAGAACTGCAAATCATTTTTGATAACGGTGCCATTGGTAAGTACGGCACGTTGTTCAATCGTATTGATCCAGCTACGGTGCTTGCATGGTTCCCACTTTATGATCAAGAAAGGCAAGTTGTAAGTGATGCAATCAATGAAAGTAAGAAGCAGCAGAACAACATCTACGAAATGTTTCAGCATCCGCAAATCATGGAAGCTATGCAACAGGCAGCAGATAAGTTAAGCATCAAAGAAGAACCAGTGCGCGAAGTGAAAAGGGAAAATCCACCACCACTTGAAATTGCACTCATGCGCGAATACGATGCGCTGCCGCAATGGGATAACGACCTGCGCTTCCGTGTGTACAAAAACAAGCCGTATCAATTCACCGAATACAGGCAGGAACGTTACAGGGAATTAATCGAAAGGCAAAATGAATACTAATACGTAGGTGACAAATTAAATAAAATAAAAAGATTTAACACATAAAACATTATTCCGATTATGCAAGAAAAAAAAGTATTAGACGTTTGTTGCGGACCAAAGGGAATGTGGTTTGATAAACAAGATGAAAGAGCGTTATTCCTTGATATAAGATGTGAAACACATATAGACACATATCCTTGTGGAACGAAAACAAACGTTATTTCACCCGATATAATTGGTGATTTTACAGACATAAAACAGCCCGATAATTCATTCTGGCATATTGTTTTTGATCCACCACACATTGAGCAAATGAATGATAGTCAAATAACAAAGAAGTATGGTTCATTGAAAGGTAATTGGCGCGAAATGTTACGCAAAGGATTTGAAGAATGTTTTAGGGTATTAAAACCAAATGGAACATTAATTTTTAAATGGAATGAAGTAAAATTTCCAGTAAAAGAAATCCTAAAACTTACTGATAAAAAACCTTTGTACGGTCATAAAAGCGGTATTAAAATGCAAACACATTGGATATGTTTCATCAAGGATTAATATCATTCTTTAAAATGACACATAACATAGGAACTAATCGAAACGCAAAATGAATACTGATATGAAAAAGCAAACAGCATTGCAGTGGTTATTTGAGCAATTACCAAAACTTGAAGCGCAAATACCACGTCGCATACTTATTCAAGCCAAATGGCAAGAGGAAAAAACAATAGATGAAGCATTTGCTGATGGACAAAAAAATGGTTATCAGTATGGAATAAAAAAGGATGTATTGCACAATGCTTTTGAATACTACAAACATAATTATAAACAGGAAGAATGAAAGAATACGATAAGCAAAAAGAAACCGACCTGCTCCGCAAGTTATTTGTGCTAACAGCTAAGCGAAGTATGCGCCCAGCAATGAGTGATAACATGGCAATGCGCCTTATCTTTGAGGAATTACATTTGCTAACCGAAAAAGACGAATACAAGTTATGACAGTAGGCGAATTGTGGGATAAGCTTGCGCAGTATCACGATGATACTGAAATATACATTGGTTTCATCAATGGTCACAGCATCGACCATGAAACCTTTGAAGTGGTAGAAACGCAGGACTTCTATGGCAAGACCACAATTAGCTTAATGATTGAAGACATCGGAATAATTAATAATTAATACAATGAGCAACTATCAAATGCAAGAAGGGCAGTTTACCCTTTTCAAAAACAACAACGTGGCTAACAACGGTCCACAGTACACAGGTGAAATCATGGTGAATGGAAAGAAGATGCGATTGGCTGCATGGGTTAAAGAAGGAAAGAACGGTAAGTTCTTTTCAGGCAAGATGAGTGAGCCACTCGTAAAACGTGACGAACAACAAGACGAACCATCAGGAGATCTACCATTCTAATGAACCTGCCTAACCTACCACAAGACAAAGCAAACCATGCAGTGTATGGTGTTGCTATCTACGCTGCTGCCGCTTCGATATTCAGCGCACCATTCTCAATGATTGTCGTGTTCGCATTCGCAGCTGGCAAAGAATTATTTGATTCGGTGCTGAAGGAAAAATCATTTAGCACGCTTGACATGATAGCCACATTGTGCGGTGGTTTGGTTGGAATGTATATTGGATTGTTTACATGATAGAATACCTGCCGAAACAAAAGGAAGCATTGCGCGTGCTGGGTAACTCACACCCAGCACGTGTGGTGCTTTTCGGTGGTGCTGCAGGTGGCTCAAAATCTTTCATTGGTTGTGCATGGCAGATAAGCCGCAGGTTCAAATATCCTGGCACACGTGGGTTGATAGGCAGAAGTAAACTTGACACGCTAAAGAAGACCACGCTCAAAACGTTTTTCGAAGTAGCACACATGTTAGGGCTTGCACCGAATGAGCATTACACAATCAATAATCAAACACACGTTATCACTTTCAGCAACGGAAGCGAAATAATACTAAAAGACTTATTTGCTTATCCATCGGATGCGGAGTTCCATAGTTTAGGCGGGTTAGAATTAACAGATGCCTACGTAGACGAGGCAGCGCAAGTAAGCAAACGAGCCATTGATATACTTCAGTCACGCATTCGTTTTAAGCTACGCGAATATGACCTGCCACCAAAGATGCTACTCACATGCAATCCTTCCAAAGGTTGGCTCTATAATGAGTTCTACGCACCACACAAAGCAGATAGTTTAGCAAAGCACCTTGCGTTTATTCCTTCTTTGCCTACCGACAATCCCCACCTACCTGAAAGCTATATCGAAACGCTTGAACGTTTGCCCGAAATAGACAGGCGAAGACTATTGTATGGAGATTGGGAGTATGATGAGTCCGTAGACAACCTATACCAGTACGACGATTTAGTCCGCTGCTTCCGGGATGAAGAAGCAAAAGGCGAAAAGTACATAAGTGCCGACATCGCGCGACTTGGAAAAGACCGTAGTGTCATTTGCGTATGGCATGGACTGCACCTAATCGAAATACATGAACTGCGAAAGCAACCAATTACAACGGTTGTATCTACCATTCGCCAGCTATGTGATAGGCATGGTATCAAACTTAGCAATGTGATCTGCGATGAAGATGGGGTGGGCGGTGGTGCGGTCGATGCGCTTCGTTGCAGGGGCTTTCTTAATGGTGGTCGTGCGAAGCAAGCAGATAAGTTTACTAATCAAAAAGCAGAATGCTATTTCAAGCTTGCCGAATTGATTGAGCAGAACAAAGTAATCTTCAAAGTCAATCAGTTTCGCGATGTAATCGTGCAAGAACTGGACATGATACGCAGGCGGCAACCTGAAGCAGACGGCAAACTCGCAGTTATTTCCAAAGATGAAATAGCCCGGATGCATGGTAAGTCACCTGACTACGCAGATGCTATCATGATGCGTATGTACTTTGAGTTGTTCCCGAATTACGGCAGCTATTCGTGGGCATAGCTGTTCTCAATTTTAACAATTTTTAACAAGGTAGGTGTAAGTATTTATACTATCATTGCACCATCAATAACAAAAAACAACAATATGAAAGCAAGTAAAGTAATCAAGTACATCGTATGGGGCGCAATCTGTTTGGCACTTCTTAACTACTGCCAAGAACTGAATGATTGCCTAATGAAGTATTAATCCTAAATCACAATAACATGAACAGTTTTCACAAAGACAACTTAGAAGCATTGCAGAAGTTCCAGCAAATGCTTAACGCTGCACCTGATAAGGAAGGCATCGAAAAAACACCCGATGGCAAAGCCGTCACGCTGGTAGTTAGCCACGTAGAAACAACCTTAGATGAAATGTTCTTTGGGCATTGGCGCA